GCCTTGACAAAGCTCCCTGTGTACACGCCTCGAACAACCTCTTCCTGTCGGACCGAGTTGAGAGTAATCTCCTTGGACCAGACGGGAGCCTCCCTTGTGGAGGCGAGGTTGATCGTGCCGTGTTTGATCAGACGTTCTAGCGCGTGTTTGGGCAGTGTTCCGATCCCGGAACCTCCTGCCCGCACGGGACCTGGGGTCTGTGTCGGTTTCATGCGTCGCCGCGTCGTCTCTTGTAGACGTCTTAGACGGCGGCCATAAACCGGACGTCGCAGGGCGTCGGCTACGGCGAGGGGATTGTCGGATTTATCCGCCTTCCACTTGCTCGCGCCGGCCTCTGCGATGTGACCGACCGATCGGCTGCTCGCGAGGGTTCTAGAGTGTTGTTCCACGAGTTTCTCGCAGAAGACGCCTCTAGGCCCGATGAACGATTTGCCTCGGTTGATCTTCAGGCCCCACGCTTCCATGGTACGCTCGTAGGTGTCAATCTCCGAGTGTGTCCACAGCGCTATCATGTCGTCCCCGCACACAGCGAATGCGTGCCGCTGAGAGGGGGAGGCAATGAGACCAGCCATGACGTTGAGCAGACTTAGAACGATCCACGAGGGTCCGAGTCCCATGTGGACTCCGCGAACCGTGCGGGATTCTTCGTCTGTGCTGTCAACGTCGTGCTTGGGTCCGAGTACGACCTCTGCCAGGTCAAGCCAGCGACGCTTTTGCTCGTTGGTACTGAACCGGCGGTCGATCAAGTACGCCATGACGCGCTGGGCCACCTTGTGTGGGATCCAGTCCGTCGCAGCGGAAAGATCGGCCGAATAGAGGCTTACTCGGCTCTTTTGCTTCCCCTGGCGCTTGAGCGCCACGTCCTGGCCTCGGAGAAGGTCCCTCGTGAAGATGTTCCCCTTTAATGTGGGGAGTAGGAGCTGGGTCAGACGTCGTGCCGCCCACACCTCCCAAGCGGGGTGTAGGGTGACCAGTCTGATCTTGTCTCCCATCTCATGGAGGGCTTTCGCCTTGAGGCTTGTTGGAGCGTTGAGACCGTGCTGTCTGAGTTCCAAGCCGACTAGAGCCGGCTCTGGGGCGTCCCACGTTTCCGGTGGACTTATGTCCTCGTCCGGTTGTGGCACGTGTTCCAGCATGCCGGCCATCTCGAGACTGAGTGCGATGTCGGTGAGTGAAGGAGGTGAGGGCTCTCCATGGAGGGCCCCCATCTCGCAGGCGTGGTGGTAGGCAGACTTGATCACAGTCTGGTTTCGTTCGCGAGCCAGCTGTGGTTGATAAACCTGCTTCCAC